TGCATGACTTTATCGCGCCACGCCGTTACGAATTTAGGTACACCGCTTGGATTAACCAGTCGGGCTAAACCGAATGCGTCAAGCGGAGACTGCGAGGCAGGCGTACCTGTCATCATCCATAGGTATGTATCCATCTTCAGGATGCGAGCAAGAATCTTCCAGCGCTGTGTTGACGTTGTTTTGTATGCGTTAGCTTCATCAATGATGATGAGGTCAAAGTTACCTTCTGAGATTTCTTTCTGCACTACGCCCACACCGTCGTAGTTAATTACAACGAAGTCGTAGCCACCCTCAATAACTTTTTTACGTCTGCTTGCAGAGCCATGCGCCACGCCACATGTGCGGTGCATTGCTGTCTTGAACAGATCAGCTTGCCACGCAGAAAACATAATAGAAAGGGGGCAGATTACCAGCACTCTGTGGATGATGCCTTTGTTCATTAAGTAGTCAGCCGCCCATATCGCGGCAGATGTTTTGCCTGTACCTGCTTCGTTGAAACAGAATGCGCGTCTGCGCAAGGAGAGAAACTCTGATGTTTCTTTTTGGTGAACAAAAGGTTGGAACAAACCCGGCCAGTTGTATTCCTTGAGTATCGGTGAGGGAACTTTTACATCACGCGGTACGAGAGTAGCAAGGCGCTCCATCTCGGGCAGTTCCCAATTAACTAACACTTCAGACAATCCTGATTCAGTGTTTAGAATTTCACTCTTCTCGATACACTTGCAGATGAACTCAGCCTCTTCAGTCGGGGCTTTAAATTTCACTGCACTATCTAAAACTACTTGCATACTATCCTTGAACTAAATTATGGGTGTCAAGCCTGACGCATCTGAAAGTCTGCGGGGAGTCCGCGATGCCGCTTGACTGACGAAGTTATATGGGGTCAAAGTCTGCAAAACCCCCCTAATGACTCACCCTCGCCTTACAGTCACATCCTAAGTATATACGGGCAATAATTAGTTTGTCAAGTTCTCTTTCGTTCTTTTTTGCTTGTTTCTGATACGAGGTTTCCCTTAGAGTCGCGCTTGAATGAACGGTTTTGTGCAACGCTTTGAATGCGCAATCCATTTTTATTTGAACCGCCTTTGTCTAACGCTTTAACGTGAGCAACATCTTTGCCTTCACGTCGATCAGCTTTACCATTGCCGTTAGCATCATCTCCGGTCTTGTCGATTGAACGACGACCACGCTGACGTTCCATGCGACGCTCATGTTCGCCACGAGCAACTTGTTGCTCATACTCTTTCTTGTAGGGTCTAGGCTTGTTGACGTATGCCATATGTATCCTTTAATGCTCTGTCAAGTTCTTTGGGGTATTCGGCCTCTGCTCTTTCAACGGTACACAAGCGTGTATCAACAGGCTCTAGTCCTCTTCGCATAACTGTGTACCCATCATTCTCTCTGTGCCGATAGAGAAAGCCATCTTTAATATAGTACCAAGTTTCGCTAGCCATTACTTCCCCTTGTAGTGAGTGCAGTCAGACACTGGACACCAACCGCAGAGTGGTGTAGGGTTCTCTTGCCACACGTTATTCTCGTACGAAAGTTGCAGGCGTTTTAGTTGAGGCGCAAAATCATCCCAGTACTTGTCAATTTTCTCACGCTGATATTCAGAAGTCACAAAATCGTTGTGAGCAACAAACAGAAGTCCTGCCTTGAAATGCGTGACCTCGGGGAAATACTCAAACCCCATCAACGCCATGAGTTGAAGTTGTTTGGGATCGGGGTACTTATTGCTTCCGGTTTTATAGTCAACGATATAGCCTTGATCACCATCGACCACCATCAAGTCAGCGATGCCACGCACCCAGTAATCCTTTGCGCCAAAAGTACAGGGTTGTCTGTTTATGGTCAGTGCCATGCGGTACTCAGGGTACTTGACGCCTTCCATGTCACGCAAGGGGTCTAGTTGTTTGCCAAAGTGTTCGTAGTTTTTAGCTAAGGGTTTACCCTCTTTCACGTAGTCTTCTAGCGCACTATGGACTTGAGTCCCATAACGCATCTCGACTGTGGCTTTCTTCTCGTAACGCTTAAGGACTTTAACCTCGTTGTATTGCCGTGGGCAGTTAACAAAGTCTTTGAGACCTGAATAAGACCATTTAATTTCTTGCATACTAGATCCTTACTAAAGTTTTTAGAGAGCTAAATATTAACAGTCTCCGTACCTTTCTGCAAATTCAGCTTCACACGCAACAGGCAGTCCACTCGCCCACGCTGGAGGCGTAGACATGAGACCAGTTATTATCTCTACCGCCTTCTCTGCCTCGTCTTCCGGCACAACAACAACTGCCGCATCATGCACAGTCAGCACAACCTGATAGTGCTTGTTTATCTGAACCATCTGCTCGCCCACGATGATCCTTGCTAGGGCTTGCACCACGTTCTCTACGAACGTGCCACCCCAAATAGATACAGAACCCTTGCGGGAGTCATAGACAGTCCGGCTCTTAGTTATGTCAGCTTCATCCTCCACCTCTGACACAATAGTCTCATCCTCCTTGCGTAGATTCTTATAGCGGATACCTAGACCATTAGGTAAGGTAATCCCGTCTTCGTCTACTAAGACGCACTTGTGTTCACCAAAGTACAGGCTAGTATCTTTCTCAAATGTTTTATCAATCATTTTATTAAGAACTGTGTCGCCCTCCTTCCACAAGTTCTTGATGTCCGGATAAGTCTCGCGGTACACGTCAATAATTGTTGAACCCTCTGACTCGGTAAGGGTGCGCCCCATGCCCTTGAGTTGCATCACAAACTTCTTACCACCCATGCCGTACCCTGCGCCAAGAATCGTAGTCTTACCCACAAACCTCTCATCCTTGCTTATCTCTTCTATGGGTTTCTTATAGATCTTTGATGCCATGATCTTGTATACGTCTTCTTTATCTGCAAACGCTTTTACTAGATCAGTCTGTCCTGATAGCCAAGCCAGCACCCTAGCCTCAATCTGAGAAGAGTCACAGTTGATAACGACGTAACCTTCTGGCGCTCTTACCGCACGTTTGAGGGCTTTCTTCTTGGGGTCACGGCTAGGTAAATTCTGAAAGTTAACCTTGTCGTAGCCTGCCCACCGCCCTGTATGCGCACCATAGTACTTCAAGGGTATAGGCAATGCGCCCTTGTTGCGGATGCCAATGTCAATAAACCGCTGAATGCGTGACTCTTCCATCGTTGACTTCGTACCAAGGCGCACAGCGCAGAGGTGCTGAATAAATGTGTCTTCATGCTCAATCAACTCAATGAACTCGGGGTCACCCTTGGCAAGGGCTAGCGTGGGTTTTCCGGTTGTCTTGCTAGTCTTCATCTTAGGCTCGACACCAAACGACCGCAGTACATCAGCAAACTGTTTACCACTAGACAATTTCTTGCGTACCGCTTCCTCATCCTCGCACTCCATACTCTCCTTGAGAGATGCCAGCAACTCGTTCTTTTCTTTCTTCAATAACTCTAATCGCTCATGCAGTAGAGGCTCATCAAGAATGAGCTTAGGATGTGTGAACATCCGTATTGTCATATCTATCAGTTGTAACTCACTCGCGGGGAATTTAGTTGCAAGCCTTGTGAAAAGGTCAAAGGTCAACTGCACGTCGTTCTTGCAGTACTCACCATATTGCGCCAAGTCCTCGGGCGTAAAGTCAATCAGGTACTTACCGATCGCCTCGACAACCTCAGTACCCTTCTTACCTATCTCATACCTCTCAGCCAAAGCCGCAAGAGAACCGCCGGCCTCTACGCCATGAACCGCCCTTGCCATGCACAAGGTATCAAGGTAGAACTTGGGCGAGATACCAAAGAACCATTTAAGAATCGCGCCATCAAACATAGTGTTGTGACAGAGCAACGTACTGTTGCGCCAGTCAAAGGACAGCAGTGTCTTACGCAATGCCTCTCGGTTGCCTGAGTACCACACAGGCTTGCCATCGTCAACTTTAACGGCAACGCCAATCACCTCGAACTCATTGGATCGGATGTATTCTTCTGTAGGGAATCGGGTCAGACTGAAAGACTTTGAGTAAAACGTCTCGAAGTCAAGGGTAATTAGGGACAAAGCGAACTCCAAAAAAAGCAGGGGCTAGCCCCTGCTGTGTGTAAAAGGATAAATTAAGCGTAGAGTGGTTGCAGTTTGAGTGCGTACCAAACCATCTTGTCTACATCCTTACCTGCATCTTCTTTGTAACCTATCCGCGTTAAGTACTTAACGACGTTACCCTTAAGATACCCACGGAACTCCTCGGGTGTTAGCTTGGCTTCGATTACATCAATCGTTTCAATGCCACCGATCTTGTAGTGTGGGGGATGATTAACATCATCAATGGCTCTCTGCATACGCGCCTTGGGCTTTGTTGCATTGAACACAAGGCGACTCATCTGCTCGTCAGTCAGGTTGGTCTTGTCGTCTTTACCCATCACTACACCTTGCACTTTAACTAATGGATCAGGTGTAGCTGATGCTTTAAGTTTCTTGCGTGCTTGGTGCATTGCAGAATACACATACTGAATGGTTGTGCCAAGTGCTTCTGCAATTGCTCTTGGTTTTGCCTCGGGATGATCCTTGATGTAGTTACGGATCTTCTGTACTTTGCTAAGTTTTTTAGCCATTGTCTTTTCTCCAAAAATTTAAAAGGGATTGCTATGATGAGGGTTAAAATTTATTTGTCAAGTGGGTTTATCCTCCTTTTTCAAAATATTTTTATAGTATGTTTTAGGAAACGGATCTTTCTTATCCAATAAGTTTCTTAACCATTCAGCGCCACCAAGGTGATTAAAAATATAGAACTGTCTATCGGACATTCGTACCTGTCTACCTATGATTGGCTCGGGCGGTTTAGGTCTTGGCATTATCGTTTCATTCCTCTTATGTATACCGCAAAGCTTGAGATAGTATCCTGCCCAAAGGCTTTCATCTTCTCAATCTCTTTGGCTACTTCTTCTATCGTTCGGTTGCGCATATCGCGTTCGTAGTTGTATTCTTTATTCATAGCAACTTGACGCTTACGCCAGCCTGATGATTCGTATTCTTGAATGTCATCGTCATCCATTCGTCTTCCTTTCGCTAAGAACTTTGTTGCTCCACTCAACTTTGTAGATGCCACCATCTAAGCCAAAGTCAATTCGTATGTTGCACTCGACAAGGTATGGATGCAGGCTTACACCTAACCCATCCATGTTTTGATTGACTCGGTAGTACTTGCTGACCATTGTCTTGCCACGATCTTCTTCAGGCGTGTACTGCCTGTACAGTGGCTCAGGTGTCTTTGGTTTGCTCATCCCTGCTCTTCCTGATACTTGCCCCACACCGCATCCAACATGTCTGCGGCTTTGTTGAGTTTGTAGACCAGCGTTGAATGTTCGTGCGCGTCTAATCCAGACGCATAACCGCGCATCCATGCCGCCATCGTGAAGTACTGTAATTTGTTTGGGTCAATCATATAGGTGCATCCTCATGGTTGTCAGGGTTGAACTTGGGGACTCGGTTGCCCTTGTCCTTGGGGTTTGGGAATAGAGGGAAAGGCCATACCTTACTTCCCTCTTGTTCTGTTGACTCGGCCTTTGGTCGAGACGTTGTTGGTTGATCTATGTTTCCACTTGTCATTCTTTTTTACCACCGGTTCGGCCAACACTGCTGTAGGTTTGGCTTTGGGTAGAGAAGACAATAGGTTAAGTAGATTCTCAACATCTTTCTCCTTGCGTTGTGTTTTCATTCACCTAACTCCTCAAAGATTTCGTTAAGTACAGTTTTGATTTGGCTAACCATTTCAGCCTTTGTGTATGGCGCAGACAAGACCATCTTGATACTTGCCAATGCCTTGTACATCTCTTGACCCTTGAGCGCAAACAATAACTTGTCCTCGTCCTCGGGATAGTAAAACTCAAGAACCGCTTTGCTCTGCATGGAGTCTCCCTATCGGTTTGGCAATCAACCATCGATCGCCTAAACGCAATATGGCGCGAACCCACTTGCGTTGATTGTGTCTGTTGATATGGTCAGGAACCATATCATTGTTGTACATTACTCTTGCCTTGCGACGCAGTTGTTCTGTAGTCATCATTTCAGTCTATCTCCTATAAGTTGTTTAACTAAATGCATGTTGGACTCATCAATGACAAGTGCAATGCCTCCGGCTAACTCGATCGCATTGAGGTTGTGTAGTTGCAAAGCGGTTGGTTTGTTACCTCCCGCCTTGCACTCAATACCAACGAATTTGCCCGAAACACAAACTAATAGATCAGGCACACCTGAGTTGCCAAATCCACCTGTCACCGGCTTTACGACGTAAGCCTTCATCTCTTGCAATGCTTGGCTTACGACCTTCTTAACCTTTACTTCGGGTGTACTCATATGCCATCCTAGATTCACCCATCGGAACCATTTCGCCTTTCAATTCATCTACCTCCGTTTCTGATATAACTACCACATAACAATCATTAGCCCATTGCCAGCCGATATCGTTGAGTCGCGGGTCATGCGAATTGATATAGATATCAGTAGTAAATGGTCTATCAAAGCGATCCTGTCTAACGTGTTCGGGGGCGGGTATGGTAGAGATCATTGCTAACCTTTCCTTGATACAAGTCGGCAGCCTTTCTCTGTCGTACCTAAGAACCAAGGTGTCACCAATGAATACCTCATACAACTCCCCTCTGTCATACACTAGAACCGGAACGCGGTAATGATCAAGTTTCTTCCCATATGTTACTGCGGTCAATAACATGTCAGCCCTTGCTGATCAGTAATACAGGGTGATCAATTTGTTTACCGCCTCGGTATGCTTTGGCAATACCCAAGTCATCCCAATGCTGATAGTTGAAGGACTTGCCCGAAGCAACCTCCATCTCTTTGAGCATGAGTGTCGCCACCTTCAAGTCGGGGTACTTCTCAAGATTGGGAATGAACTGAGGCTCTGACTCTAATACCAGTTGCTGATCTCCGTCACCACGGCCTTGCGCTAAGTAATAGCCGTAGTCAAGAGGGCATAGTATGTCCATCGCATCAGAGAACTTATGATAGTTTGTTGCTTTGTCAGTTGCGTCTCTCATCTCTACCTCCAACTCTTGTCTAATCTTTTTGTAGCGATCAGTATCTGAGATTGTCAAGTTTGTGTCAACACCTAAAGCGAAGTTTAATAACTTAAATTCGTCATACGCATCTTTCAATCTATTGGGCATATGTTTCTTATTAGCAACCACTCCTAGAAGCTGACGGCTCTGTCGCTTGATATGCTCATGTAGATACTTAGTATTAGTAACATTCTCGTTGACCTTCTTAAGCGCAGTAAACAAAGAAGACAACTTAGCAGATATGCGGGTATGTCCGAATTCTCTATCGTGATTTCTTGGTATACGCGAGCGGTCAATGTTGGGCGAATAGATAGCGAACGACTTGGTATCGTCATCCTCATCCTCACTCTCGCGCAAGAATAGATCTGCAACATAGATACCCTTGGGCGTTACCATGCGTACACCTTTGTCGCGCTTGGCATTCCACTTGAACGCGGGTAACTCTACTGTATTGATAGCAAGCAGACCTAGCTTGTGGTTAGTCTCCGCTATCAATTGCGTCAGCTTGGGCTGATCGACTAAGAATGTTTCGATTTTTGATTTAAGTGCGTGTTCGTAATACATATCTCTCTCCTTACAGTTGTTGAACAATAGAACCATTTGCTAACTCAATCTCGCATCCCCACTTGCCTAGTGATGCTTGCGGGTCATTGCAGTCATAGGTGACCGCCCTGAACGCACTCTCCTCATTGATTAACTCGTAGAAGAACTTATTCAAGATGAACTCAAACTCGTAGTCACCCGACTCCACTAGCCTTCTCAATGCCCACTCAGGGTAAGAGCGCATGCGCGAGATACCACTAACGCCTTTGTATATGGCGTATGTATACAACGCACCAAGCAGATCCTTGTTCGCCATATCCATTACGTATGGTTTTACCTTCTCGGTGATAGGCGCTACTTTCTCCGCCATACCACCACCCCATGACAGTTTGTCCCACATCATCCCATGCGCGTAGTGCATCTGTATCTCATCCTTATCAAAGTATGGTTTGACGAACGCTTCAGCATCATCTGTTATGTCGCTTATGAATCTAGTGAATGCTTTCTCGTCGAACTGACGCACCATGACCTTGCAAGCTTTGATCTGATCCGCGTATCTCTTACGGATACCATCAGACAGTTTGCGATCCACCACCCACTTGCGCACAGTGAACCCATGATCGTCATGGAACTTACCAGTATCTAAACTCCAACGCATACCTTTGAAGAGCGGTAGCCTCCTTTGATTTTCATACTGAAGATACTCACCGCCATACTTCACAGATGTACCTATCAATGGATTATGGTTTTTAGGACTCTGCCACAGAGGGCGATCCGCCATGCCTATATTCAGCATCCAGTAATCCGACTGATACATTGTCCTAGTTGTAGCGATCTCAATCGTATTGTCAGAGTGAACGACCGCGAGAGGCGACAGCTTCTCAGCTTCA